TCAGAACCAGGGCAACTATCATAACAGTGATCCCATGCTTCTTCGGATGCGTATTTATATTCTGCTCGTTCTGGTGCTTCGATACAACCTGCAACTAAAAGGAAAAGTGTTGACAACATTAATTTTTTCATTTGATTACCTCGATTGTGTTTGGTAGTTGTGCTAAAAGTTCTTTGTTTTGCCATAATACAAAAAAGTATTTAGGATTTCTATCTACGATAATACCACATTTTCTATCATCTGTCAAGTCTGTAATGCCAGGAGCAAGACAGGCGTGATGGTATGCCGTTTCCATAGGTGTCCACCTTACAACATCACCTACCTTCATTGATAACCTCCGCTTGTGATTCCCATAGTGGACCTATCAAGGTGGGTAGCGTTGGAGAGTGCGTATCCCATAAGACTTTGAACAATCTCCTGCGAGATGACGGTGGGCGAGGAACCTCTGCAAAGATAATACCGGCTCTTTCCATCCCCCAGGTCTCTTTTACTAAATCACCGACTTTCACTTACCAACTCCAGTTCTTCATGGTCATCTGGGAGTGGGCCCGTAGGTGGGCCCTCAAACCACATGACATACACCACGCTGTCACCACCGATGAGTGAACCTTTTCTCACAGACAGCACAATACCTGTGTCGCCGTCACTCCGCCATCTTACCAAGTCACCGACTTTCACTGATTAACTCCGCACTCATTTCTATCTGTCTACCTAGTGCAATGTACCTACCATCCGTCAGAACGATCCAGTCATACTCATAAGAATCGACTCTTGGGCGCTTCTTGATCAAGAGAGCAACATAACTTTTGAGATTAAAATGATTGCCCACGCCACGAGACAATCTTACCAGATCACCGACTTTCACTTACAAGCTCCAATTCATCAAGCCTGACCATTACATGTTCGCCGTTAAACCACGCCCAATGTCGGTTGCCAACTCTCGCGGAATAAAATTCCTCTAGTATAATACCAACGCCATATGATTTATGGTAATGATGCACCTTGAATCTCACTAAGTCACCGATTTTCATGGTATCATATCCTCTCCAACTCCTATTCCTGCCCTGAGCATGAGAAGCATTAAGGTTGAACCAAGCGACATGGCAACCGCAGTGACAGCGCAGAGCTTGAGACGTACCTTCATGTCTTTTCTATCTATAAAAAACAAGATACCGGGCAGATTCAAGAAAGGCAAAGCCATACCTAAAAACGCCTGAAGCACAATCCAGTCGTGAACAATAGCATAACTGTACCAATTCGCCCAAAAGTCAGTGATGAGGGCCAGGACAAACACGGTTACATAAATATGCTCATTCATCCAACTCCAGACTCGATCACCGACTTTCACTAACCACCTCGTAATCGCATATCCGATCCCAATAGACATCACCTTTCTCAAGGATCAAGATCTGTGGTATTCTTCTCGAACGCCTTCGTTCATCATAATTGTAGCGGATTTTAAGCACAATAGAGGCTGGCATTTCACTTGAATACATAGAATGTCTTACTAAATCACCGACTTTCACTGATTATCTCCAACTCGTCGATGTATTCCCATAGCAGTTTTTCTCCTTGGGGGCGCGGTGAGTTCCATCTTACGTGAACTTTTTCTAAATAAAGAAAGGTTTCTATTTCTACAACAAGGCCCACCAGGGAAGTTTCACTTAATTCTTTGTGAGGAAACTCTGCGTACTTTACCAAGTCACCGACTTTCATTTAACTTCTCCACTTCTCTGTACTATAAGTATATCAGGTAGGTCGTTGAAAGTCAAGTGTTTTATAGCTTTTTTATTGGACAGTCTTGTGGTGGATTTATGACCCAGGCGAACCCTTTTTTGCTTTGCCAGCGTATTCTGTACCAAGGTCGGTAAGGCGGATATTGGTTAGCTCTGATTTCCGATAGGATACCAATGTGACCCTTGAACTCGACTAAGTCACCGACTTTCACTGATAGTCTCCAGCGCTTTGTAGCTCCATAGACGCTTGCCGTGTGCTGTGACAACATGAATGTCTGGGTTCAAGAAGGGGGTTTGTTCATAACTCTGACAATTACCTGCATAGCCAATGCCCATCACAATACCTATGTGTCCTTGGCCGTTTCTCACTAGATCACCGACTTTCATTGATTACCTTTAGGTTGCGTCCCGAAATGAATAATACTTTGCCGTTACAAAGCAGAACATCATAGTAACCATCTCCATTTAATCTACTCTTGATCATACCGACTGATGTCTCCGTAAAGACAGTCTTTGTTATATCAAAGTCAATGTGCGGTTGGATTTCTACAATATTTCCAACTTTCACGGTACAATCTGCACCATCAGATCTTCTGACCAATGCTCTCGCTTGCCTGTGTGTTGGTCTACAAGGATGTGCCAGTATTCGGTTATCTCCACAATGATACCATAGCCCATCACCTCGCCCTGTGCTGAGCGGTATTGTACAAAGTCACCTTCTTTAATCATCATGTTTGCCCCTTCCATAAAGTGCATCAATCTTTTTCTGCTGATCAACACGACGAATTACTTCACGCCAAAATTCTTCTTTCTGGCGCTGATAGTGTGCATGTTTGACTCGGTTGCGAATAAATAGAATAACTGCCGCTGCTATTAAAACTTCAACCATATTAATATATTACCCTATTATGTTTGTAACGTCAATAACTTTTTCTTGTGATCTTGGTACTTCTTCTATCTCTTGACAATGATACCAGCCATTCTTTTTTGAATCTTGAAATTCAAGTTCTATAAGCCATCTTGCGATACCTTTGCAAACACATTTTCGATTAAAACGAGTAGACCAGTATGTTTTATTACACTTTACGTCTTTTGACTTCACTTAACTGACTCCTGAGTCTTAGTAGTGCTTTTTCTTTCTTTTTACATTCCAGCATAATGTCATGCCTTTGCCCATGATTATCTACTGGCCTTTGGATAAAATCTGAATGAGCTTGTTTGCGAATTTTTGGGTCGCCTTGTTCAATAGCTCTCGACTCCGAGACGTGAACAACGGGAGTGATTCCGCTAGGCCAGGTTGAGGCTGCGAGCTTGACTGCTTCTTCTTCTGTGAGTCCTCCGGTGCAGAATCGATGGTGATGGTAATCGAAAACAATCGGGATTCCAGTTTTGTGATGAATTTTTTCATAAATCTCCTTTGTGCTCCACATGCTAGCTTTGTCGTCGTTCTCTAGCGTGAAGCGCTTCTTGGTGTTTTCATCAAGTCCGCCAGGTTTGTGGAAGTTCTGGATGAAACGTTTTATTGTTTCATCCTTGTCTCCGTATGTGCCGCCGACGTGGATGTTAATCTTGTTGTAGTGACTAGGAAAGAACCCCATCATGTCGAATATTCTAGAGTGATTGTTGAGTTCCTTGTATGTTTTCTCTACCACTCCGTCGTTGGGCGAAGCAAGGCAACAAAAAGGACCAGGATGAAACGTAAGTCGATGGCCGTTGTTGACCGCGTATAGTCCAGCCCTAGCTAGTACCCTTCTTATCACTCTAATGTTCGGCAGAGCGTCAAACTCGTATTCTGAGGCCCATGGAAAGATGTCAGAAGACATACGATAGAACTTAATGTCGTTATTTTCGTTCCACTTGAGAATCTTTTCCAAATCTAGGACGTTCTGTAATGCCAGTTCAGACGCATATTTGATTCCCTTCTCTTTAAATGTTCTTTTAATCATCGTGCGATTGGTTGTGATGCGCTTAGATCTAGGCACATCAGATAGGGTCACATTAATGCAAGCATATCCGTAGTTCATGGTTCCTCTTTTTTGATTATCTGTTAATTATACTTTGTATTAATATTTTAGTCAATTAAAAAAATGACAGTTTTGATCTTGCCACCCATACGTCAAAGGCGGGGTACAATCCTCTTCTTCTAAAACCCAGCAATAAGAATTTTTTACCAATAACTGACCGACCCAATAACACTCGTCTGAACATATATGACCATGATATTCTGATTGTGGGTTGTGACATATCCAAACCTCCCCAGCATGTGATGGGATGCTTTCGTGATTCGAATTAAAATTATCTGCGCAAGATATTGTTAAAATTATAAAAATTATAAGATACTTCATCCTTAGTCCTTAATATGTATACTCTAAAGTTTTTACGTTTTTTACAAATTTTTTGTTTTTTTCTGGAATGTAACCCGGTGCGTTTACAGGTTCAAATTGTTCTCTACGTAGCTCTGCCCACTCTCCGTTTTCTGGAAAATGGACTAGGAATTTTCCTGTTTTTTCGTCTTCCTTTACTAAACACCCCTCTTTTCCTTTTATGTTTAGATCAAATAAATCGTAATCTACTATGCATCTGACTGTTTCTCCTCTTTTCACTTTTCACTTCTCCTGATAAGTCTGTTATTTTTTAGATTGTCTGAGATAATTTGGGCTAGCGACAGCCTATCTTCCTCACTATCACAACAGAATTGCTCGTTTGTCTCCAAAGCTTGACGTACTACAACAAACACCTTCTCGTATTCATCTTCAGCATGATCGAGGGACTTCGTATCTAGGTTATCAATCTCGTGGAAAACAGATTCATGATTCTCATCTCGGATTGTTGTTTGTATGTATCGACCTTTTCTTTTCTTTTCAAAAACCATGGTTTTCAACCTTTCTTAAATTTAGAGAATTTATTTTTTTATTCTCACCCTTGTTTAATCCATTAGAAACAATCACATTATAAGCATTTGTGAACACAGATGTAATTACTCCTTTAATCTTCGTTGGATGAAGCATATCATCCAAGATGACCACCACATCGCCTAGTTCTAATTGTTCTTCATTTACCATTATTTAATAATAACATAATTCAAACTAATATGTCAAGTATTTTTTTCTATCACTACGAGTGTGCCTGAGTTGTAGGTGTCCTTTTCGTAAGAGTGCCAGCCGTATTCTTGAATGACTTTTCTTACAATGCTTTTCATGGTTGGTGAGTTTCCTGTAATTATTTCACAAGGCAGTAGAACAAAATTAAGGAATCTTCTTATTTTTTCGTCCGCTTGGTGGTGTCTCGTTCCGTGTAAGTCTAATTTTTGCATTGATGACCTCTATTTTGTAAAGCCAATTACTTGTAATCCACCCCAAACTATCATTTACTCTTTCTTTTTCGGAAACCTTTGTTTTGAAAAAGTTTTCAAATTTGGTGCCTGGTTGGATTTGTACTAATGCCCGTTCTGATCGAGGGTTGGCATTTTGATGGTCTTTAAAAGCTAGTATTACGCCTATCCAATCCCTACCGTATAGGACGTGCGTCACCAGGTCTCCCACTCTCAAGTCTTTGATTTTCGATTTGCCTTGTCCCATATTTATATACTAACCCTAGTATAATTAACAAGACAAACCAAATTATAACCATATGGTTCCTATATTTATCCAGAATTTCTCCAAATATATAAAGCTGCCGTAAAAATAGCTGCAGCCAACGCGAGTGATCGGTCAATTTCCTTTTTCCTCTTTTTCACTGTATGTGTTCACCTCTGTAAGTTTGCATAAGTCGTATATATAACTATTGACCACATCTCCGCGGTTTCGAGATTTTGCTTCTTGAATAAAGTCTTGAAGTTTAACAAAACATTTTTCGCAATTAATATAGAATTCAAATGCATCGAGTACAGCGATGAAACTAGATCTCATTATCGAACGTGAGCGGTGGTAGAATTCTGCTACGTCATGATTTTTAACGCGGACGGATAATGAGACTGAAGCTTGAGCATCTGTACCAATCCGGTTCATAGAACTTAATATTGTTGGATTGACCTTGAAATCGCAAAGTTGAATGTTCTGCAAACTACTGTATTTTGGGGCAAATTTCGCATGTAAACCCACGAAAAGGCTGTCAATGAAGCCCAAGCCTTGTTGGGCTTTTAGAGTCACTACCGATTTTTTTGGGTTCCGAAATTCAAAAGAAAAATTAGTGGATGTGTGGCCTTTCTCTAATACATGTGTGGCGACGATTGAAAGGGCGGTGAGAACTACCCTATCTTCCTGTAGGATTTTGTCCGTAATAGATTTTAACTCTTCTCTCTTGATTTGTTGTGGGGTGGTGAGCATCTATTCCAGCCTTATTAATCCGGTTGATAATTTAAACAAAGATTGAACATTGTCTAGCCTCTTGATATCCCTTACTACTCTGGCCTTTACGTTTTCTGGCGTGTTGATATCCCCTGGTGTTGAAGGAATAAATTTAATTGCCAGTCCCGCTATATATCTCCCTTCTGCTATTTTCTGGTTTCTTATCGCTACCGTGACGATGGTAACGTTTTCAAGAGCACGCAGATCCGCCAGGATATCATCCAAACCCCTAGATTTCTCGCCGTCTGCAGTGAGGTTATATGAAATCATACAATAAAATTTATATATTCCACGTTGGCGGCTGCGACCTTTTTCCTCACCTAATATTTGCTTTTCTAAACTTTTATAAAATTTGTTCTCTTTCACCCATGGCGGGTTCGAATTATCATAGCCCGCTGCGCCAAGCCCAGATATTTCAAGACTACATAGAGACGGATCCCTTGCGCATTGGGCCTCCATTTCCAACATTTTACCGAGTAACTCCTGCATTTGTTCACCTCTATTTTCTATGGCCCGGCAATCCTCTATTGTAAAGGATTCGAACCCTTCCGCGGTTTCTGGGTGGTATGAGTCATACCCGTCGAATCTAACCTCTAGTTTAACATAACCATCCTCTGTATAACAATTCACTAAACCTGCCATATCCGACCATGGCCGGCCCATTTTTCTTAAATTATCTGAAAATTTATCCTCAAAAGTTCTCCAGAAATCATAATCTTTGTCTAAAATGAAATTCACTTTAGGGTCTGATTCATTCTCATATTCAACCTTATCCACATCCCAGGCGATATTCAATGTCGCATAGAATAAAACTTTTGGAGGCTCACCAGGCTCACCAGATTCCATATCCCAACTCACGTTTACAAACTCATAGGTTTGGTCGGCTAGCCTTTCAGCGTCGTGGCATCGTATTTCGGAAGCTTCCAGAGGACTTGGAGGTGGGTTTTCTACTATCGCCTTCTTGCTGTATTCTCTTATATCTCTTTCGATGCGGGCCGCTAGTTCTTCAAAATCTTCGTCCTGTCCGACGTCCTCCTCCATGCCGGAAAGATGGGAAAGGATCAGCGTGTCAAGATCATCAGGGTTTTGCGATTCGTTTGGTGCATCCCAGAACATTACCAAATCTCCATCATGATCAAATTCCAGTGCAACTATGTGATTTTTGTTATCTTCTGGTATGCCTGAAAATTTTACTATGACAAATGCCTTTCCTTCCTTCTGAGTGTATTCCTCAAAATAGTTTCTCGCAGATTTGGTTGAAATACACCAAGTGGTTAGTCTTGGATTTTCTCCAAAGTAGCACGCGGACTGGGTTGTAAGTGGTCTGATACCGAAGATACCGTTTTCATTATAAACAAGTTCCGAGTTGCGATAGGCGGCAGCTTTGTCTTGCAGTCTTCTCTTTCTTTCTCCGGGTGATTCAGGAAGTTCTTCAAGGATTTGATATAAAGTATCATAGGTATATTTGTTTATGTCCTTCTCTTCCAATCTCTGTGCCGCTGTATGAAATTCCACTACGAGGCCCATTACTTGTTCGAAGAAAGTAGTTGCGCGCACTCCGGGTCGGAGCCTGTACTTCCCCTCTTCTTTTGTTGTGTGGGTTTCGTAGAATTCTTCCATACACTTCGCCGCGAACATGATGTACCGAGATACTCCTCTTTCCCCAAACTGTGCTCGGAGTTGTGTCGCCAGTACGTCTACAACTTCAAATTGTGCTGTAATTGGATACCTCTTCTTCGCATCCTGTTTTCTGCCCTCTAAAATTAATAAAAAGTTTTTCCTTTTTTGTTCAGACAAAATTTTAAGTCTGCCTTTTTTTGGAGTAGATAAATACTTTCTCCAAGCGTTGTTAAAGTTCATATTAATATTATATCCTTTTTATAATAAATAGTCAACAATAAAGAGCTATACTATTTATTATTATGGAACATAGGCTAATAATGGAAAGTTGGCGGAAATTTGTAGAAAATTCACAAAAGCATCCGCAGCTAGACAGTGATAGATTAGATGCGGAACAATTACGTGTTTGCAAAAAGAAGGGCATAAGCGTAATGACAAAAGACAACGGAAAAGCATCCGACTGTGCCATGAGGGGGTATAAAACTCCAGAGTGCGGCAAATTAGTTGGATCAGGGTTCGATAACGAGCGGTGGTGCCCTCCAGGGTATCGTTGCAACGAAACTGCAACGTGTGTTCCTTGTCATGGCGGTGCTCACGACTATGGTAAAATGTCCAAATATAGCAATTGCAAGGGTGATAAAAAATTAAAAGCACATGTATTTTATAGAGACCCAGACGGAGTATTCTCAATTGTTTACAGCGAGAAAGAAAAGAAAATCAAAGTACTCTCAAAAGAAAAAATTGGTGTGAGTCATCCAAAATACTTTGAAGCTAAAAGAGCACTAAAAAGAGCCCAGCGGCAGGCTAGGTCAGATACTACCGCTAGGCTTGGCATGTACGCTGGATATAAATAGTCTACTTTATATCTATTGAGACCGGCTTCACCTCTGGACGTTGTGGCACCCTGACTGTCAACAGGCCGTCCGTAAATGCAGCCTTAGCACCCGAAAGGTCTAAATTGTCATCATAATTTACATATGTTCTTGTAAAGTTTCGACGAGCAATGCGTTGGCGCTTTGAGTTTTCCTCGTTTGCCTTACCAGTGATAGTAATAGACCTCTTATCAGGCTGAATGTCGATGGATAGCTCCTTTTTCTTGAAACCAGCCAAAGCGAATTCCAACACCGTAGAGCCATCGTCGTCTCGATAAATGTCGGCGACGGGATAACCCTGTGTGGATGCCTTGAGGTGAGTGGGGAAGTCGTTGAAAAAATTATCAAAGACCTCGTTTATGACTTTGTGACCTAGTAACCCTGGTCGATATGTAGTGATTGCGTTCATTTTGTATTCCTCCTTATTAAGCAAGTTACATAGTTATAGCTAAAATCCTTGCGGCAAATCGGCTATAATAATACTATAAACACTATTTATTATGATGTCAAGTTTTTTTTGGAGAAAAATATGAACTATGAACTAATAATGGAGAACTGGAAGAACTTTCTTAGTGAAAAGCAAAACTCAGGAGCATAAAAAATGAAAAATGATTTCAAAACCATAATGGAGACCTGGAGGAGAGCTTTAAAAGAAGAACTTGGATCCACGAAAGAATGTCCAAAAGGAGCTACACACCCTGACAGTGATGTAAGCTTCTTATCAACTATAACGAAACGGGGCATACAACATAACTTAGATATTTGCAATGAAAATCCGGGATGCAGGGACTCTGATTTGTGTCAATACAATATTGAGGCAGCTAAGAGAGCGAATATTAGAATACCGTGGGACAAAGAAGATATACAATATGGTCCGGCGCAGGACACTGATTTGGAAATAAGATTTAATAAGAAAAGAATTATTACCAGAGCAATCCAGATGGCCTATCGAGAGAGAGCAAAGGTCAAAAAGCCTATAAAGTTTATACTCGGAGGTATAGATATAGGATCGGCGGAGACCGAATCAGTTTCCGCGGCGAGGAGCAATGGTAATAATACTTTCGACAAGTGGTTAGATTCTGCTTTCGATTGTAGAAGCGATCGGAGTCACCCATGGACGAGGCGCGCTTCGAAGCCCGCATGTTCCAGGAAGAAACGCGCTGCGGTGAATTTCAAATTCGAAAAATATGCTGACGCAGTGAGAGATATCCAAGTTCATAAAATTGCTTTGTCGCGGCGGTTTGTTCAGCAAATCACAGAAAACTTAGACAGAATATTGACTAGAACCTTAGGACTCTTCACAGGAGCACAGGGAATGGTTTTCGAACCAAATTCAATAAAAGAATTAGAAAATGCTCTAACAAAACCTTTCGAAGATTTATGCGCCACGATAGTTAGTATACTTGTCGTGCACGAATGTAGTCACGCCGTGACGAACGAAAAATGGGCCAATGAAAAGAAAGGTAGATATTCGAATAGTTTTATCTACGGCCTCTTGGAATTGGATCCGGAAAAAGACACTGAGCGATATCATTCGCATATGATGCCATGGGAGAATAAGGGTGAAAGGATAGCCAGAAGAGACACTGCCAAGTTTACAAGCAAGGTGGACCGATGGCTAAAAGCAAGGGTTTATTCGAAATTAGAAAAAATATTATCTGTTTGGTGGAGTAAAAATCAACAAAGAGGCGCGGTGACGCCAACAGACCTTCGAAGAGTCAAGAAAAAAATAAGAATGTATTTAATACCAAGATTAGAGGAATCAGTAATGATGTTTAGAAGACAAGCTGTAAAACAGCTTGAAGATTCTGAAAAACCTGGATGGAATTACCATTCCGAAAAACAAGCTATACGTAAAAAAGTAGAAGACGCCGCGGGGCAACAAGGGAAATAAAGAATCAATGTCAAACCATCAACTTATAATGGAAAATTGGAAAAACTATCACCAAGGACTCTTAGTGACAGAGACCATGACAAGAAATCTAATTACAGAATGGACAAAAATAATTATGATTCTTATAAAGTCTGGAATGAAAGATGCCGAAAATGAAGAACCGCTAAGACAAGCATATAAAATTAAATATGATCTTTGGGTTCAAAATCTTGGAAAGGACTTTCCAACCAGAAAAGAATGTAGTGGGTGGTGTAATGGTATACCTGAAAAATATACCGGGGGGGTAATCCATAGACGCGGTAAACTAAAGTCCAAGACCCCTAAAGGTATTGTCCCGATTGAGGCATTTAGATTATCGCTCGATTTTAGGTCTTGGAATGCTCAGCCCGATGAGAAACAAATTGGTATCGAAGCTGGATTCTCTTCTAAGGAAAATATATATAAAAACGCCGAAGATCCGGATATGGAGGAGATCAGGCCCGAGAACAATTTCTTGTATGTTGATTTAAATATAAATACTAATTATATAAAAACAAAAGGCGATCTTCTTCGCAGACTACCCCTGGTAAGGGAAGAATTAAGAGAGGCGCTTGCTCATGAATTTCAACATGCTAGGGATACGCGAATCATGGGAACTCTCATAACAGTAGAGAAAGATGCCAAATATTATTTTGCACCTAGAGAAATCAAGGGCCACGCGAGAGGTTACTATGAAAGAGCGAGAATTACAAAAACAACTTTCGAAGAAATCCTCGACGAAAGAATAGAAATGATCAAAGCTCGGAGCGAAAGACAAGTGATTCATCTTCTAAAAAAAGCGTCCGGGGCGGAAGACCCCAAAGATGCTGAAAAGTATATGCAAAGAGTAGACTCAAAAAGAGACTTAATAGAGCGGTTACCTGAGTGGAAAAAGGCAATATTAAAATATGCAAGAGGGAATTTGCCTTGTGCAAAACTAAAAAATGGAGACCCGGTTCACCCGCAAGGTTGCGAGGAAAGGACAAAAACCCAAGTACCCGATACAGTAGAGCCAGATGGCTCTGGTGGTCGCGGCTTATTTGATAGATTCAAAGACTGGTGGGGAAATTCCGAAGGGGAAAAATTCGGAGGTGGCGGTGCTAGTGGTTCTTGGTAAGACTATTCAAAGGAGATGGAAATGAAACATAAACTTATAATGGAAAATTGGAGAAAATTCCTAAACGAAGAAAAGAAAGAAGATGATCGTGGCTATTGTGACCCGAGGTTTGAGCATTGTCCCGATCCGGAAAATCCCGAAAAGGAGATGGATTATTACTCAGACACGCGGGAAGTCGAACCCAACAGATCTCCTGACAGTCGCGAAGCTTTTCAAGATATGCAGTTTTATGACAACTATAACACAGATGTATTTTTTAGGTACGACGATTGGTTAGAGCTACATGGGAAAGATAATGACCCTTTTCGAAAAGATGGAAAAGGTAAGTACCCAGTTTTTCCAAAAAAGCAATCAGGTAATCAAAAATGGCCCGATGATATGTGGGTTGTTAGATACGGAAAACTCCAAGGATTTGATGACTCTTGGGAAAACGCGCCTGCTATATGTACAAGAGAAACAGGTGAAAAATTCATAGAGTTGATAAAAATTTTAAATGATGACCCGACGGTAGATTCTATAAATTTGATCTTTCACAACAAAAGTCATGCGAGGCCGTCTTTTGATGAGTGGGGATCCGGGACGAGCAGATCCCTAAGTTCAGATAAAACAAAAGAAGTTAAAGGACACAATCAACACAAAGCAGGCAATGCATTCGATATTGTGTTGCCAGATGAATATAAAAATATTAAATGGGGCAGAGGCAAAAAGGGTAGAGATCTATATAATGAAAAGGTGCGTGATAAGATGAAGTGGCTCGAAAAAGTTGTAAATGCTGCAGGGGAAGTTGGATTTACGCGGTTTGGATTTGGCCTAAACAATATACATATTGATACGAAACCTGCATCATCTGCAGATTTCATGTGGGTCTATGCTTCTGATACGATCTATAGTGGAGATATTTTAAATTATCACCTCAAACCCTTTAACAAAACAGACCCTGAAGAGAAAGGTTTCAAATGGTATCAAAAGCGGGATAAAAACTTTGCTGTTGTAAAAAAGAATAATCGGTTCCTCAGCTATATACCGTATTTATCCGATGGCTTAAAGGATCAAGCAAAAAATAAATGGCAAAAAGCAATTTTCGATAAGGCGCGAAAAGAACAAGCCGAGAAATATAAATTTGACGAAACAAGTTTAGCTAAAGGTGCAGCCGGCGGGTTGAAGAAGAAGAAGAAGAAGAAGATAAAAAAGAAATGAAAAAAATAAGACTGATAATTGAAAGACAGGATTTAGAATACAAAAAAGGAAGTGTTGGTTACGTCCTTGGAACTGTTGACGGACAAATAATAGATCAACAAAATCCAGAAAAGGTTTTCTATGGCGCCTCGATGCCAAAATTGCCAATGGCTTTAGCTCAGCTTAGGAAATTTAAAGGAACAGGCATGGCCTTAACAAATAAAGAACTGAGTATGTTATTGGATTATTCCAAAGCTTATCAACTAGCCCTAAGAGGAAAGCATAAGTCAAGTGCTTCATCGAATGAGATATTCAGGTCGTTATGTAGAGGTGATTATACTAGTCCACAGGGACAATCATATACAAGAAAAGCTAAGCTGAAAAAGGATCCGAAAACAGGACAGATGGTGCCGGATAAGTCGCTCTCATTGGGCATTGTCAGTAGAAAAGAAGAAGAAAAATTTCTAAAAGGCATGGGTCTAGAAAAATTATTGCCTGGGATTTGTAGAAGTCGCGCGGGAATTGGGTCCCGCAAGGGAAAGTGGGTGGCCCCTAATCGACAGACAGCGTTAGGTTTTTTTAAATTTATGTCCTTGATCTACCAGGCTGATGAATTAGCCCATGATGAATCTTCTAGAACTGGTTTATATGATGAATTTGTAAAGTTAAAGAAGGATTTAGAGGCAAGAGAACAAGAAGCAGGAATGTCCTTAGATGAGCCGCGGCCCAAAGAGCCAGAGATAGATCCAAGGGCTCTTGAGAGCAGCGTTATTAATACTTTTTTAAGACCAGTGTTTGATGAAATCCAAGCACTAACCAAGGGACTAAGAACAAAATTTGAAAAACCTAATCAGCCGGAAAAGGATACTTTCGATTTTATCAATCGAGAAATATTTAAAAGATCTGGTGGTCGAGGAGGATCTTTGCAAATGTGGGGCAAAGGTGGCGTCACAAGAAAATACAATCAAGCACTTCACTTGGCATTTGTAATCAATGAAGAATATATCTTATCTATATACACTGACTACGGTAGAGAAAATAAGCAGGTAGGCAATAATGCTTTAAGAAAATTGCTAGCCGGAAAAATTTACGAAATACTAAATAAAAACGGGATTGTATAACTTACCAAGCTAATTGAATAACAATAATCAAAACAGCCAAACTTAAGCAAATTATAGTCTTTGCAGTAAACATTGATTCTCCCAACAAAAACCAAGTTAGAATTGGGAATATAATCAGGCCAGTTGAAGATCCTATAAACCTGGCTGTCCACACTGAGCCTGTTGACTCTACAATAATTCTCCAAGCATACCAAAAGGCTACGGACGTTGGCGCGCCGATAGTTAATGCTGCCACAAACGGCTTATCACTCCACCAATCTGATAAATATTGAGCATTAAGCTGAAACCAACCCATTATCTGTCCCAGAAAAAATAATAAGATTCCGAGATAAAGAGCCATCAATGAGTCCAGGTACCTGAAAACCCATAAAGGTGCGAATTAGACTTTTCTACAATCTTTGCCATTTGAATTATGTTTGCGAACTCATCTTCTGGTAAATAAAGAACATCCACTGATGCATCAGATGCTTGTTCAGAAAATTCTTCAAATAATACGTTGAGTGCCATAGAACAAGACAAAGATTCCAATAAAGCTGAATGGTCTATTTGACTCATATTGTATTCTTTTTTTGCAAGACCTTCTAGTAGTGCTTGAAGTCTATTTAAAGAGGACAAATTACTAGTTTGTATTAATTTTAGCACCTGAAGTTTTACGGGGATCTTTTTCACTTTTCAAAGTCTAACAAGTCTGTGTAGCCACCCACCCTGTGGGTCACTCCGGTATCGATATTTGAAGCTAAAATAATTGGCACTGTATTTTGGCCATAAAAGCTCTTGTACTCTTCTAATATGTCTGGGCGCTGAACATAATCGAGAAACTGAAATTGTCTCTGGCTTGCAATTAAAAATTCTTCCGCTAATATACAGAATTTACAAGTTGATCTTCCAATAATAATGTATTTATTATCCATTTAGTAACCTTTTTTGATTTTTTACAGAATTTTGAATCGAAGAAAATATTTCACTAGAAGTGCCCAGGGTTATAATCTCTTCTGTCTTGTCTCCACTCATAACTTTGATAATTGAATATTCCTTCTCTCCTGCTGAGGTGTGACCCTCAGTAATCAAAAATTCCCTGACCTCGTTGTAATCTTTTATACTTATAATGTGAGAAGAATTGATATAGATATTATCTATGGATATCTTCCTGGCATATCCATCATTTATAATATTTAGTTTCTTTAGTTCTACTAACATTATGATCCTATACTTTTCAACACAAATGCTCCGATGAGTCCAACAACTGAGGTAAACAAGGTCCAAATCATTCTGGATGAAGTTTGTTTCCAGGTTTCTAGCTCTCTAAGTCTAGCATATAACCCCTGATCAGGATTATAAACAGCCTCTTTTATTTTCGCTACATCTTCGGACATAGACTCTTGTTTGTCGCTCATAACATCCATGCCTGAGCATATTCTATCTAATTTTGATTGTATTTCTAAATTCAAATCTTGTTGATCAACCATCGGTGAACCCTCCCATAGGTAAATAGTATCTACTGATGGACAATACTGTGATTTGTCAACAAAAGTGTTCCCGCTACTGATACAGCGTTCTTAAGTGCACACCTCGTGACTTTTGCAGGGTCTATGATCCCTCTTTCTATCAAATTCTCTTTGTTGCCTGTAGAAAAGTCAATACCTTCGAACTCTTTACAGTCTGCGACAACCCACTGCATTGTATCTGGTGACAGGCCGGAGTTTGTTGCCATCGTTCTAAAGGGGGCCCTGAGCGCTGTCTTAAATATGGGCAAAGCCACAGACTGTTCTAGGTTATCAAAATTAGGAGCTACTTTCTCTGCGATGCTAAGAAGCGTCATTCCGCCTCCAGGCACTATGCCTTCCTGTTGTGCGGATCTCACTGCCTCTAACGCATCTTCGATTCGGTGTTTTTTTTCTATCATTTCTACCTCAGATGATGCGCCAACGCGGACAATAGCAACACCAGAAGAGAGGCGAGTAACACGATCTTGGAGTCGTTCTGCCTCATGAGTATCTTCAGTCTCTCTAATTTGCCTTTTAATTTGATTAATTGTTTTTTCAATTTGATCACCGTCCCCCTCTCCGTCTACAACGGTAGTTGTATTTTTGGTAATCTCCACGCTCGATGCCTGGCCGAAGTCAGAAAGCGAAACATCTGTCAGTTTATCTCCAGATGATTGTCGGAAAAACCTTGCACCAGTAGAGATTGCTAGATCACTCATTATTGCTATGCGCTCTTCGCCATATTTTGGAGCTTTTACTGCAGCGACCTTCATTGAGCCTCTGACTGTGTTCATAATTAGTGCTGCTAAAGCCTGACCTTCCACTTCTTCAGCAACAATAACCAATGGGCGTGATTCTCTAGCTGCAATTTCAAGAGCCGGAAGTATTTGATTTACTTGCTCAATTCGGGTATCTGTAATGAAAAACATCGGCCTGTCAAAAAAGCACGCGTTTTTTCTCTCATCAGTGATAAAAGCTGTTGCAGCATATCCTGAAAAAAACCTAAAACCCTCCACCAAATCCAAAGTAGTGTCCATGGACCGGGCCTCTGTGATAGTTATGGTGCCGTTTTTGCCCACCTTATCTACCGCGGTGGAAATAAGTTCTCCGATGACCTTGTCGTTGTTTGCTGATATTGAAGCTATATGTCTTATATCTTCCGATGAGGATATGGGCTTTGAGATATCCTCAATCAAAGCGACAGCCTGATCTAGACATTTTTCAAGGCCCCTCTTTATATCAACTGGAGATGTACCTGTCGATATATGCTTGTTTGCTTGTGATAGAATCTCTCTTGCCAATATAGTGCTGGTAGTGGTACCATCACCCGCCTCTGCGTTAGTCATTGCAGAGACTTGTTTTACGATTTCCGCGCCGGCGTTTACGTGAGGGTCCTCAAGAAAGACATTTTGAGCAACTGTTACACCATCCTTCGTCACAAAAGGCCTCCTGTCTTTCTGTCTGATTATTACGTTCTGGCCCTTTGGGCCAAGTGTTGCAGCAACATAGTCGCTTAAAATATTAACACCTTCCAGAATTTTGCTGCGTAATTCTGGTCCGGCTTGTAGATGTGTATCCATGATTTCCTTTCCTAGTGATATATAATATTATATCACACTTTTTACAAATGTCAAATAATATTTTACAATAAATCCAGCATCGCTCTCTTATTGTGATGGACCACGCGTGCTTTTTCAGGATCAGACGATATATTACTTTTCAATGCGGCGAAAAATAACTTCATAACATCATATGGTATGCCTACCGGGGAAGCTGCTATGATTTCATCTGTTATACTAGCATAGATTTTCTCTTTCTTTTGTGGATCAGTTTCTTTGCTGGCGGCTTCCGCTTGTGTTGCTATAGAACTAGCAAGGATGCCCCAACCAATGACTGGGACTTTTTTAAGAATCCTTCCTCCGACTTTTTTTGCAGCACTCTTAAGGGCTCGCTCGGCCTTCTTTTTTGAAACTGGCTTTGTGCTTTTCTCCAGGGCCTTTTCAACCTCTTTGGTTAAGTCTTTCTTTTCTGCTGAGTTGGGAGCTTCTGCCCAATTTGGCTTTGTAATAGTTGGTTGACGCTTTTGAGCCCAGGATGGTTGGCTTATTTTGGGGTCTTTCTTTTGAAAGGCTGCCTTTGCTGATTTTGCTTCTGGTGAATCTGCTGAATAGATATTTCCTCCACTTGGTTTTTTCTTCGCAGTGTTGGTTGAAATCCTTTTTATCTTCTTCTTCTTGGATGAATATGTTGTTGGTAAGACAGTGCTTCTTAATCTAACTTTTGCGAACTCGATTTTCTCCGCGGCTCTTCTTAGAAAATCACTATTTTTATTAGTGCGTATTCTTTTTGAAACCTCATCGCTTAGTAATGAGAGTTGTTTTTTGTAATCAGAAATGACCTCTGGTGATAAAAGAAACTTTACCTTTTTCTCGAAGGTGCCGTCGTTTTTTAGAACTTGGGTAACAACTTTTTCGGCTTCTCTGCCGAGATTATCCGGATGTAATTTTAATTGCAGGGTTCTTGCAAGCTCAAAAAGTCGTTTGTCTGTGGCGTTAGATAGTTTGCCGGTGGCTTGTTCTAAAAGCAAATAATCGTCCCAAGTTTGCCATATTTGCTTGTAGGCCCTCACTATACACTCCCGCCCTTTGTGGTCTGAAGTTCTTCTGTCTTTGAGATAACATTTGTAGAGGCTTTGATTGCTTCTTCTGCTTGTTCGTCTTTCTGCATTCCGCCGGCGATATAAGCATGGGTGTTATCTTGTATTGCTTTTACATTCACAAAAATGTCAAACAAAGACTCGTTAAGGATTCCCGTAACTCTGTTTAACATTTTCTGTGTGTTCTTTCTTCCGACGTTTATTGTACCGAACCACGCCTTTTCTTGATTAGGCCCAAGAACGCGGCTTTTGCTGTAAGTGTCAATCTCTGCTACCATATTCTGAGTTAAACCAAACTGCTCTGTAGAGAGAAAGCCGCGGGTCTGAACTAAGGCTGCCAGCTTTTGTTCTCTGTTCATGCCGTTGTATAACTTTGCAGATTGCTCTGGTGTGTACCAGTTGCTTTTTAGATTCAAAATTCTATTACGCTTCGCAGTTTCTTTCGTAGCCGAATACTGCTTAAGGATACTTAATTTAGGAAAGACTCCGGTACCGTTATTGGCATCGCGCGCTGCTTTGCCTATTTGGTCAGCAAGAGCTTTAAAAGCCTTGGTGTTTTCGAGATTATATCGAGTCTGCTGTGTTTCACCATTAATCGCCGACAATGTGCCAAGAACAATATCTCGCATGTCAGATTTGTGGGCGGGCGACGCTGGCATCTTAGATGTACCCCTCTTTACATATGGTAGCCGCGTTTCATAGTCAGGGGATGCTTTTTCTTCATCTGATAATCCCGCATCGGGATCAAACGGCTGGAAAAACTTGTCACTCAATTGCGTGGCCCAACTCAAGTTTTTAAGAAACTGTTGTGCGAATGCATCATCAACTTGAAATTCTTCCGAATTCTTCTGGTTTACTATTTCTAGCTCCTTTTTGAAAGCTACTGCATATTTGTTTTCCATCTCTTCTGAAGACGGGGCTGCAATGCCCGGCAAACTGTTTATAAAAGCTTGGCCTTTTTTCGGAAGCTGAATACACAGCCTGGAGTGTTTTGAAGACCTGGAAAGTATATCAAAAATGTTATCTAGAGTAAAGTCAAATCTATACCATTTCAAGAAACCATTGACGTCCTGCCCTTCTTTCTTGCCGCCTTCGAACCGCTTAGTCACAGCAACATAACGCATAAGATCGTTATCAAATTTAGGGTTCGTTATATCTCCAACGAGATCTCTGAAAGAGCCTCCAACGTGCAGGTTTCCGTCTTGATACAGTTTCAAGCTTACAGGCATGGCGGTACCGTCACTTCTAGAAAGAAAGTCTGCAATAGTTCCAGTATTAGCTGGTATTTGTTCACCCTCCATCAAGACCGCTAGAAATGCTTCAAAACTAAAACCCGCAGAGGCAGCGTTAAAATTCGCTATGACCTTCGTTAAGGTTTTGTAGAAGACCAAATAAGATAAAGCTACCGCTATCTGTTGCGCGGTTGAGGTACTTCCCCCGTCGCCAAACATCTCTTGCATTGCAGCATCAGGATTGTCATAGAAATTAGAAAGCGACCTAATCTTTTCTACAAAGTCTCCGCCTGGAATGTTCTCCAAGAACTGCAGCAGTTTTTGCCTCTCAGGACCGTTCACTGGATTGTCGCCGCCAGCGCCGGTGACGTCGGTCCAACCCAATTCTGTGACTGCTATTTCAGGAATAGCATCCAAAGTCAGGGTCATAGACTTTCGTTCGTTAAGGAACTGTTCTTTCAGAATTTGTAATTCTGATTTTTGCACTCCAAAAAATTTGCCCTTCTCAACTTCGAAAACTTCCTCTATGAGGCTGTAGATGTCTGCTATTTTCAAAATAGGGCTACTCTCTTTAGTTTTTAGGTATTTATCAAACCACATTATATTAGTATCTCCTTAATAATTAGATAATTTCGTCTACAATTCCCATTTTTATTGCTTCTTCTGGGGAGATATATACATCCTTTTGTGCCTTTAATAATCTCTTGATTTTTGATGGGGTTAATTTAGTGTAATTAGCGAGACATGAAATATATCTCTCTTGGGTCCATTTTATTTCTTCCAGTTCATTTTCCATAGAAAATATTGTACCGCCGGTACCGGCGAGAACGTTGTGTAACATAATCCTGCAATTTCTCCCTATTGCCCTCTTGCCTTTGGTTCCTGCGGCGAGGATTGGAACCCCTGCTGACATTACTTTACCTAAACCAATTGTTTCGATGTCGCAAGTTCTGGATTTAATCATATCCATAGAGTCAAGGATCGAGAACATTTCAGAGGCGATGCCACCATGGGTCGATACAACCATGCTTATTGGGCGCGCCATTATTATTGGTTCGTCTTTTTCTGTCTTTTGAGGCATTTGAATATGCGATGTGTTTTCTAGAAACAATAACCCGGCGACGACCTCTGATGCTTTTCTCTCTGAAATGTCCCCGTAAAGATTGATTGTTCTTAATTGATTTTCATCCGATGGCTCGGTACCGGGGATATTATTAATAATAACAATTTGATCATTTTTACTTTTCTTCTTCTTTGCCATTGTTTCTTGCTCCTTTTTGTTTTTTCACCTAAAATAAATATACCACAAATAATGTTTTTAAGCAAGCAAAAAAAAACCCCACGAAGTGTGGGGCTTAATTTGGTAATATGCTATATCGAGGGGAACTACTTTCTTCTTGAGGACAACAGTCTTTTCGTGACCCTTTTCAAGACTTCTTGCATAATCTCTTCTCTTTCCTCTTCCCCCATCTCTTCGGGCGCATCTTCTGGTGGACCCAAATCATCTAATTCAAGGTCTGCTTCATCATCGGGCATATCTAATTCTTCTTCGGGATCTGCTTCCATTGCGGCGCCGAGTCGCTCGCCTAAGTCAATTAGAAGCTGAGCTTCTTCTTCGGTGAGGCTGATATCCGCTGAGCCGAGTTCTGAAGGTGCTTCGTCATCTACCATCTCTATGTCATCATCAGCAAGAGGCTCTTCTTCACCCATGTCAAGATCCATCTCCTCTTCCTCTTCTTGTTCCTCTAAGGTCTCTTCATCTTCTTCTTTGTAGACACCTTCTTCAAGATCATCTTCTTCCTCGCCTGGGTTCTTCATACCCATTTCGCTTATAAAATTATCGGAAAGGGGCCCGACATTGGCCAATTTCATAAATCTTCTGATTGTATTTTCCTTTAGAAGCTTATTACCACTCATTACTTATTTCTCCTTTGTTTATTTTGCGTAAAAATACAGATTCTTACAATACAATTATAAATAGTTGTTCAAGAGATTAAAGTCAGATTTTTATCCTTTTTGACAGTTTCTTAAGAGCAGCTTTTTCTATTTGGGAGACCCTAACAAGAGATATTCCCAACCTTTTAGCTATTTGCTCTAGAGTCATTGCTCCGTGTTTTTCTATGGCTGTGTTTATACAATTGTCGTCTTCTGGAAAATCGATCCAACATCGGCACTCTTCTTTTTTGCAGCAACTTTTAGTTGTTTTTTTAGTCATAATCCTCCAAACTATTTTCTATCAAATCAAAAATTTCGTTTTTATCAGAATCCGTCAGGCCTAGGTTCTTCATTAAATCATCCGCGGATGCATGCTCTTTTGCTGACGAATGAATCTTCTTTTTGCTCATTGTTGTTTTTTCTTCTTTAATCTCTTGAATTATCTGAATCATCCTAGGGTCGTTTTTTAAATACTTCTTTATGATATATTTAAAAAACTGTGTTTGCTGTAAATTATCATACTGTAGTCTTATTTTAAAGCGCGCTGATAAGTGTTCTTCACAGGAAAATACCACCCTTACTTTATCTTCCATCATTTTGCTAAAATATGAGTCTTACTTTCAAGTAGGCCAGAGGGGGTTTGTTTTATAAACTCGGCTTTGTGGCGAAATTCAGCAAGATTCCGGGCGCCTGTGTATGAAAGGCCTGATTTTATATTTCTATCAAGCTTATATAGAATATCCGATACGCATCCCTTATAATCTATAGTCGTTGAAACACCTTCTAGAGATCGTGCTTGGCCCCTCCAAGCTATTTGGGCTTCGGGCGAGGCCATACCCCTATATACTTTATATTTCTTATTATCGTTACTCTGAAATATTTCTCCCGGAGTCTGCTTAGATCCCGCCAACATTGACCCAAGCATTACCATGTCTGCGCCGGCGGCGAGGGCCTTGGTAATATCGCCGGCAGTTTTAATTCCCCCATCGGCGATTATTGAGGCGTCTGCGGCATCTCTGCAGTCTAAAACTGATTGCAAAGTAGGGACTCCATGGCCAGTCTGTATTCGGGTTGAACATATAGATCCGCCACCAATCCCAATACGGACTGCATCAGCACCCCAATCCGACAGGTCTTTGAACCCTTCGGGCGTTGCTATATTTCCTGCAACAATTGTCACCTCTGAGCCTAATGCGTCCCTTATTGCCTTTATTGACCTCTCTACCAAAGTGTGGTGGCCGTGGGCGACATCAATACACAAAATTCGCGTCCCGGCGGCAAAGAGACAAAGGGCGCGCTCAAGAAAATCACTCGACGTGCCAATTGCGGCAGCGATTCGGGAGACATTTGAGTCGTTTGTCTCCTCGAGATGCTCGAAAACTTTTCTCACAATCATCTTCTGGTCGGGGATAGAGTTGTACCTGTGAATTATCCCAAGGCCACCAGCGGCGAACATAGAGATTGCCATTGAGGCTTCAGTTACCGTATCCATGGGGCTAGAAATTATTGGAAGTCTAAAATTATATTTTCCTAATTCTGTCGATAAACTTATCTCATCTCTACTGTTGATATTGCTTCTTTTTGGCACAAGTAGAACATCGTCAAAACACAAAGAGTCTTTAATCATTATTTTTGTCCTCACCTTTATCAGAGTAGCAGCTTGTGCACACTAAGTCAATATTATTTGACTTTTTTTCGATGTGCCAATCATCTATATTTTCACCAGAAACGGGTGGCCTCTGGCAAATTGAACACACAACTTGTCTCTTGAACTTTTTCATTGATTTTTTAAAATCTTTCATAAATTGTTTTCTTGCTAAAGTAAGTTGTTTTCTCTTTAATTTTCTAGCAAAACTCGTCATCATGTATCTCCAGTTGACCCAAGAGACCCGGTGCCGCGGCTGGTGGCTTCTCCGTAAAGATCTTCTGAGTTTTTGACTACTTTGAAAGGTGGTTTTTCTATTTTTACAAAAACTCCTTGGGCTAATTTATTGCCGGCTTCAATTATTTGTGTGTGTTTTCCAATATTGTGCAGGTTTACAAACACTTCTCCTGTGTATCCCTCATCGACCACACAGGCGCCTACAATCAAAGATCTTTTCGAGGCAATGCCAGATTTATTCATAATCTGAAGCATGTGATTGCTGGGTACTTGTATTTTTAGACCTGTTGAGAATAATTTTGATTCTCCAGGCAATAGGGTTGTGAATTTTATGCCCCCATCGGGGCAATAGAATAGATCCATACCAGCGTCGGTCGAATGAGCGCGCGACGGTAATTTTGAATTTTCTCTGACCTTAAATATTCTTACTTCTTTAGACAATGTCATACTCCAATCCATAATTCTTTAAATCGACTTCCTCAATAAGCGTGTAAGTAAAGCTGTTACCCCACTTATCCGATGCTTTTTCACAAGTATCCATAAACTCGTAAAAGTCTTTACTACTTTGAAAAACCTGACAGCCTGCAGATACGCCGCCAGTATTAATTCGCGCGTCGGATCCCCAGTGCTTATGGATATTGATCCCAAACCATCCAGTTTCCTCTGGATTGTGGTAGTCTGGCTTTGTATCTCTGTTATTATCCCTGACAACTCGGACCTTTCCTCCGCGTTGGCAAAGTGCAGTATATTTTCTGCGGCCGCCGTGGGTACCGATTCGATAAGTAGATCGGTATTGATCTGGTACCAAAATTGCTGTCCCTTTGTGTCTAACTTCCTTTATTGGTCGACGTAATATGTTTGTTCCAGGCTCCGTAGTTGCCGCGTAAACGTCGTATACCCACTGTGCGGAATCTTTATACAGAATGATTATAAAATCATCAAATTTTGAGGCATCTCCAGAATCATTTCTGACCCCTACAATATTCAAATTGAAATCCCCATTTTCAAAAAAAGCATAACCCTTATTATCAAAAATTTGTTTATACTGATTTGCTACAATTTTTGCGTTCAGTCCCTTTACTCTAGCCATTTATTTCTCCTTTTTCACGATACTTGTGATTTCCCACTCAAAACCCAAACTGGCTTTGAGTTTATTTGCGACCATGGCGGCCTCAGGGAAGGTTATCTTTTTTACAGTTTGTTTTTTTATCGAATTCTGATCTGTGTTCTTTAACACAATTGTGTATAAATTCATTATATACTCCTAAGCTAATAATTTAAACATTTTTCTCATACTAAAAGTGGAAAATCCCCACTGCTGATTATAATTTAACCTAGCCATGTATGGGCGATTAATTTGTACGATATCTCTCTCCGGGTCCACTCCCCAACAACGTATCACTCTTGCTTCGTTATTATCATCGATAACCTTAACGACATAAAAGTTCTTACCGTTTTTTGACTTCTTCAACTTGCACTCGCGAGGGATAAACCAAGTGACTCCAAGCTCAGGATCAAACTCAGAAATGGGCGGAATGTAAAGTTCATCTAGTTTTTGTCTGACTCTCGGTGTAACAACTGCGCTAATAGGAAAAACCCCGGTCAAATTAACCAAATGTTCGAGCTTCTCCTCTTCTGAGAAATCTCCTTCCGGGGCATACAATTTAATGTTTTCAATTAAATTTTTCTCCTTCCGTGGGCGCTTCTCTGATATCGCGGTCCAGAAGTGTTTTAATCCTGTGAACCTGTCATCCATTAAAATATTTAGTGCTTGCGCCAAGGTTAAAGCGTGGATCGATTTTTTATTTAATTTAGAATAAGTTATATCCGGATGGAAGAGAAATTCCTCAATTGTATTGAACGGGCGATTATTAATAATTTGTTCGATAGCTTTAATGCCGAGACCCTTGATGGATGACAGAGGCTGAATAAGCGTCTGACCATCTTCACTGATTTCCCAGTTGGCTCCTGATGTATTAATATTCAAAGGCTCAACTATATATCCCAGGGACTTAGCTGTGGCAATGGCCCGTTCTTTGCGTGTTTCTGGTTCTTTATCTAAAAAAGCTGCAAGCCACTCCGCAGGATAATAGTTAAGAAGATAAGCACACTGATAAGACAGCACGCAATAGGATACAGCGTGAGACTTATTGAAGCCATAGCCTGAAAAATATTCAAAAGTTTCCCAAAGTTCTCTAGCTTCATAGTCTTTCATTCCTTTCTCCAAACACCCTCGCTTGAACTTATCAAAGATCTTGTCTTTCTGGGTCTGGACTTCGCCAGTGCCTTTCTTTGTTAGAAGTTTTCTCAATTTGTTGCCTTCATCCAAGGATAGGTCCTTGCCCAGTTTGTGAGCCAACATAGCAATCTGCTCCTGAAAAATAAGGAAACCGTATGTTTCTTCCGTCACTTCGCGAACATGATTATTAACATACTCCACATCCTCTGGGTTTGACTTTGCTCCAATATACTTTCTATCCACTCCCGCGCCCAATGGGCCTGGTCGGTAAATAGAAGTGATCGCAGACAAGTCAATGATATTATCTGGCTTCGCATTTTTGCAAAATGACTGAGCGCCTGGTTCAGTAAATTGGAATATACCAGCCCACTTACCTTTGTGGAAGATATTTTGCCAAACTTCCTTATCATCCAAATCAATCTTTTCTGGGTGTAGATTCTTATCATAAAAATCTTTAATATCCGCAAATGTAGGCTTGACCATCCCATGGTGTCGTTTAAGGATACGCTCGATGGCTCCTTCCAACATTCGCAAGGAAGCAAGGCCAAGGATATCAAATTTGATGAACCCCATTGGCTCAAGATGTCGCACATTTTGACCTTCAGACCAGGGCGTTTGGCGGACGCCTCCGGAATTGATAAGTGGCATCCACTGATCTAGGTTTTCTCCTACAACAACTCCGCCGGCATGGCGAGAGGCAGACCGTGTTTGACCATATAATTTTTCAATGTGGGTCTTAATATGTGGATATTTTTGTAAAAACTTCTGCAAGGACTCTGAAAATTCCATCAACTCTTCGAATGTTGGCACATAAACGCCGGCGGTTATTCCATGTTTTTTCTTTGCAAGCGGAGTGGCTTCATAAACCATCTTGCTAGTAACATTGTTAACCTCAGTGAATTCAATACCATAGAACTTAGAAATGTCTTTGATGAGAGACCGCAACTGAAGCGTGTTCCAATTTGTAATAGGTACAACGGAGTTATCTCCCCATTGGTCAATTAGAATCTCTTTAAGAACCATCGGGTCAGACACATCATAATCGATATCTGGGTATCCGGCGCCTCCCTTAGTCAAAAATCTCTCGAACTGAAGGCCGTATTTAATAGGGTTCACTTGAGTAATGTTCAAAACATATGCAACAAGCGACCCAGCAGCCGAACCGCGACCGGCTCCGACTAGCTGCTTGTCTACTGCAACATCGGCGATGGACTTCATCGTCAAGAAATATTTAGAGAAGCCTCTTTCCTCAATAACGCCAACCTCGTGTTTAAGACGAGTAACATACTCCGGCTTTGTGTGTAAATCAAGAGAACGAAGGCCCTCGACACACAGCGCTGCCAAGGTTTGAGCGGCGGTTGAGCCCTCTGGGACGACGAAATCGGGTAGTCGGACGGTATTGTCTGGTAGGAACGTGTCAATTCTATCGTGAGCAATTTGATGAGTTCTGGCAATTGAATCAAGAATCAATTTATCGTCATATTCCACTCCGCACTCTTTCGAATATTTCTTGTAAGATTCGAACATCTGGTCACCGTTCTTTGGGTATAGTTCGTATCCAACTTCTTCGACGGAGAGTGGAAGTTCATCAGATAAGTAATCTGGCTTGCCTTTGCCCAACCACCCTAGTCGTTTATAGAGTTCTCGATCTTTCCAAACATCCGCATTATAATAATGAGAATCAGCGGTTGAGATGAGTTCAACTCCGAATTCCTGATGCATCTGGATAATATATTGATTGAGATCGTGCTGCTCCGGGACGTTGTTCCACTGCAGTTCTCCATACCACCTATCCCCAAAGATGGACTGCATATTCTGCGTTGTTTCCCTCATCGCGTGAAGAATTGCATCAGGACCTGTGTCTCGATTCTCCCAATAATTCCCAGCATATATACCACCCAAGCATGCTGAGGCAGCTATAACACCTTCATTATGCTTTTGCAGCATATCATAGTCGACTCGGGGATACCGATAAAAGTTATCTCCAGAGTAAGACTGTGAAATCATTTTGAAGATGTTTTGTAGTCCTGTTTGGTTCATGGCTAATAAGATGAGGTGGCGGCGCCTATTTAAAATTGACTTGATCTTCTTCTTTGAGGCTCCCTCATTCTCCACTGTGGTGCCAGAATTGCCTGCCTCATAGTCCGATTTTTTCTTTGAAGCTGCCTTGACATCATCATATTCTTTTTTCCATTTCTTAACAGACGGAATAAAGTATGCTTCGCATCCAAAAATAGGCTTGAATTCTTTACCTGCTTGGAGCATCTTTTTCGCGTGCAAAACTTGCCAAGCAAGACCATTCATGTTGCCATGGTCTGTAAGTGCTAGCGCGTCCATTCCGTTTTGATATGCGAAATCCATATGATCTGGCGGGTAACCGAGGGCGTCGAAGGGAGAACCTGCGACAGAATGGGCGTGAAGACCCACAAATGGTATTGAATTTTTGACTCTAGATTTCATCTACTATTCCTTTCATTTCATCAATTGTTTCAAGTAGTGTCTCTTTTACCAATTGTCTTTCATTTTCAAACAAATTGATTATAAAATTTTCTTGCTCGTTTGTCAAGAAAATATAGGCATCTGGGAAATTCACCATTGCTTTTATCTGGTATGGGATTTCGTTGTATATGGATTCAATGTATTTCGTATTCATCTTGTCCTTTGCTATCAAAAGTGTAAGGTTTCATAAATTTTCTAGTAGGTCTCGGTATTTTTATTTTGGAGCTATAATAATTTTTTAAATTTTGCCAGGTGTCCATGTCGTAGTATTCTATGATTTCTAATTTTTTATCTATATTCATTATATCATTATTAAAGATTTTGTCAAGGGTAAAATTACGACTAGACCATCGTTCCTGGGGTGGTAATATTCTAGAGCCCCCGGTGCAAGAGTTCTTTATATGCCTCTTTAATTCAACCCATTGGCTAGGAAACAGGGTGAAGCCTAAATACTTTTTATCCTTAACTGTCTCGTCTTTGTGGGCCAAAAATATTGATTCGCGGCCTCTGATTAAAGCCCTATTCTTTGTGACTATTTCTGGATTATAAATACCATATGGAAAAGAAATATAATATTTTGTAGGACAAACCCACTTACTCATGTTGTGAGAAATTTTAAAAGCAGTTAAGGCGCCGTGCAAAACAGACCAACCCAAAGAATCGCGGCGGTTTCTATCTTTTTGGTTTATCGGAGTATAGAATACTGGGATCCATTTTTCGTGATAATCTTTTCTTTTTACAAAATCTTTTTCCTGAAAATATCTCGGGGACATAACGTAGTCTCCCACTCTCTTCCTAATTAAAGGTGCCACATCATCGTTACAGACAACCCAAATGGTGTCACAGCCGGCTAGGGCACACTCATGAACGGATCTTTCGATTGCCAAAAAACCTTCCCTTAACGGTTGCAAATAGTCAGGCCAAGGGAAATCAAACGAGTTTTTCCAACCAGAAAGAGGAATAATTCCAGCGAGGCTTATTCCTCGTGGAGAAGGTGTTATCAAAATAAGTTCTCCATTTTTTTATTCGAAAATTTTATCGTTTCAGAATCTATGTATTTATTCATATCCCTTTCAGTCACTAATCTTTTTTTATGTAAAATTTTAGGCCTCCTATACTTAGGATTTCCGTTTTTATATAAATTCATAAAATTGCCCCTTATTCCAAGAGAGGTCAGGTGACGATCGACGGCGAAGCGAGCCATTGTGTCAGAAAAATCAAAGTTCATTAGCTGCTTATGTGTCAGTATTGATTTTACAACGCAATCAGTTACGTAATTAGCTCCGTCTACACGGGATGATGTATAATAATGTATTTCTTTTGCAAACTGTTCATCGGACAGTTTGGGTTCTATAAAATTATGTTTTTTCCCCAAGCAACTTAATTCGAAATCGTCATAAACTTCATAAAATATCCCGATTGGTGACGAGACAATATTTTCAAAAACTAGACCAGTAGGGTCAAATATTTCACATTTTTCAAATTTATATTTAAACGTAGATCCAGATTGGGATATTTTAATTTCTCGCTCTCGTAGTCTTATTGTTTTATTTTTGTTATAGTTTAACAATTTGCCTTGTAGTGAAAGTAGCATCTGTAATCTTGACCAAGTATAATCTGATCTCTTCTTCCCAAACAAAGCAAATCCCTGCTCAAAAAATAAAGGACCAATGCTATTGTTGACTAAAAAATAATAATCATTAACAAAGGCATACGCTATAGAAGCCAAATCGCTACCAATTACTATATTTTTTAAAAGCATACTTTATATTTGTAATCATACCGTGCCGAATATGATGCCTTTGAGAAAAAAAAACCACCTGGGATGTTAAATGCCCCTTGCTGATTTTCGTCTTCTTGGGCTGCTGGCTGCTGATCCTGTTCTCTGGGTAAACAAGCTTCATCTATAATAGACATTAAATCGTTATACATACTGAGTGCGTCAGAGGTTAACTCAAAATGAGAACCATTTCCTGCTAGCGCGATATCTTCCCAGTCGAAATTTCTACCTCCGAAAGCTCTGCCGGACGAAAATGTATATACTTTGAGATTTATACCACCGCGTACGGCGTCTTCGACAATCGCTTGTGTGATTGGTCTGCCGGGCCCTTCAGGGTCCCCTATATCCCTCAGGTATGACTGCTCTTCTTCGTCACTAAAAACTATTACTATTCTTTCAGATGTAGGGCGCCAATTAATTATAAAGTTTTCTTTCTCAGGGACAGATGCAGTGTTTCTCCACCAGGTAGTTGTCGCGAGGTCAACGTTGGCCGCGGCTGAGATGTTTCTAACTGCTAGGTAAACGGCGTCTAATAACATTTCGCTACCGGTGTCCATACCTGCGCTGCCAAGGGCGGCAAAAGAATTTAAAAATTGATCAAAGGGAGAGATATCAGAAACCAAAACTAGTGTCTCGTCCCCATCCTCAACAAGCTCCTTAGGGCCGATGACCAAGCCCCATTGCAATGGCTCCTCAGCAGCAAAATGGGTAGCAAACCGATTAAGAGCGACCTTTACAGCGCCGATTTGATCATCCATAGAGCCTGACCAGTCAACTATGAATAATATATCTGTTTCTCTAATTTCTTCTCCGTAGTCCACCTCACCGTCGCAGTCGTTGTCGGCGCCGTCACAGATTTCTTCTTGGGGGGTAATTTCGCCTGGACAAAAACCGGGTTCGAATTGATTATTCCTATCTCCGCCCCAGGCACCGTTTAAACAATATGCCTCGCCCGGTGCGCACACGCCGACCAAAAGAGTGTCTGGGGGACCAGTGTAGCATGCTTGAGAGAGGTTTTCATCAATTTGTACGTCGCAATCCTCATCAAAATTATTACACTCTTCTTGTGTGATTAACCCACGCAATGGATCGCATGCAGGTGGGGATGGGATCGGAACATAATTGCAAAGCGCTGCGCAGTCGGTCATCCTCATCTCTGTGCAATTGGGATCAACACATTCACAAGTCTTAAACCCCTGTCCACAGACAAGCGGAGGCTCCGAGCAGGGTATAAGATTTCCCACATCATCGATTGTACAAAGGCAATTTAAGCCTTCATCAATTTGACCATCGCAGTCATTATCTTCACCATCGCACTCCTCTTCTATCGGTTGGCGCGCTGTGCAAGATATCCAGTTACCCGCTTCACATACTTCAAGGCCGCGGCCGCAGGCAGTCTGGCACTCCCTGACAAGTTCCTCATCTATTTGACCATTACAATCATTATCGACGTTGTCGCAGGATTCGGGTGGTAGAGGCCCACATTCATCACAAGCATTTCTCTGTTCTTCATCAATTTGACCATCGCAATCATCATCCTGATAATTGCATCTTTCCTCCGAAGGCTCACAGATCACGCACTCTCCATATATTATTTCTCCCTTTTGACATAAGATTTCTTGTTCTCCTTGAACGCCTTCAATTTCGCATTGGACTGTAATCGTTATGTCGTTTTGTATTCCAGGTGGACACTCTAAAATGGTGTTGCAATTTGATCTAGATAAAATCTCGTTCGGGGGACAGGTCAAATCGATGGACCTGTCACAAATGTTGTATTCATCATCGCAAATGTTCATCGTAACTTCTGCTGCCTGAACTCCCAGCCCCGAAGGGGGGCAATACCACATCTGCCGTTGACAACATTGTGGCTTACAATCACAAAAGCGTGGGTCTGTACTTGTAATATCCACACATGGGTCGATGTACATATCGGGGGGGACCCATTCAATTACATTTACTTCTTGGTCGACTGCGGATGCATCCATTGTATTTGAGATTATTCTGGAGGCGTCTTCGTCGGAAGAAGAGGAGTTTGGTTGGTTATCCTGGCATGCCGCTGTCAGTATTAGGGTTATTGCCAATATTTTATATTTCATAAAGATCCTATCAATTTTAAAACAATCTTAGTACTATCATTTCACATTTTCACTTCTTTTTAAATAATTATTTAAATTGTTGAAGTATTAGTATAAAAACCTAACACATAATTCTCAAGAACTAGAAAATGTTTTTTGTCTGACATATTCACTTCTTGTATCATAGCTCTATCTATAAGAATTGTTTTGTCATCTTGAGGCGCGCTGGTGTTGAGGCGTCTGAAACATTCATTACAATCTTCCGCAACATCTATGACTGTTGCTTCGATGTATCTTGATTTTTCAGGCTCATAATTTTCAGGTAGAAGTACCCCGGTTTGAGTCTTATTTTCTTTTTCATGAGGAACTATCAAAATATGCCTGTTTGTCGGTTTTAACCTATGTATATTAGACACCGGTTAGTCTCCCAACAGATCTTTGGCATTTATTCACATAATCGTTTAAAAGTTCCATATCTGTTTCAGATTTATAAAGCCTATATGCCTTTACGGCAAGCCTCATTTCCTCTTTAGTTAACCAGCCATTTTCATTGTAAGACTCTCTTAGGTCTTTCCTTTGTTCTTTGAAGGGCTCCATTGCGTCTTCGATGGCTACAAATGTTTTGATATAATTAGCCAAATGCTGTTCTTTGGTGATCAAATCTTCTTCTTTATTAAAACTCATTTTTTTCCTTTCTTTTTAAGCTCTATTATAATATTAGACTATTTTATAAAATATGTCAAGTGGTTTATACAAATTTTACTTCACAGGCTCCGCCTGCGCAGGCAACCTCTCCCTTAAGATCTGTGTTGTCCTGTTCCTCCAAAACTTGAGTCAGGTCTATGTTTGACAGAGAATTCATCATTGCCTCATAGGTCTCTTTGGAGCAGTCCTCAAAAGGGGCCTGGGTATAACTGCCTCCATCATAAGGTAAGACTGACAAGCCATTATAGCTTTTTCTGTTTTCCCACATCCAATCACCCACATCGACCCATTCTGTATCCTTTATCGATATAGTAGCAGAAATATTATGTGTATTTTGACCTTTTCGAAACCCGGGCTTGACCCAAGAGTCGGTGACCAGTTTCACTCTCTTTAGAAGCTGCAATGCTGACTCAATTCGCAATATTGCATCATCCGGGGCCTTCTGAGGGATTGAGATGACCGCGGTGGTGTGGGGGCTAAAATATTCATCCTCCACCAGTTCCGGGTGATTTTTAACCAAATAATTATAAATCGGCTCGTTTTTCCCGACGCGGAGGCGACGAATGTAATAATCATTATGCCATGCATGAATACCCGAACTAGTTCCAAGTGCTAAAGATGTAGTGCCCGCGGGTTTCACACAAGTAGTTCTTGCCGCAGGGCGCACACCTAATAATTCTGCCGCTCTTGCATTCTCTTCTTTTACGCAATTAGCAGCCTCTTTCATATCCAGGGCTAAGACCGCGCCAGATGCAATACCCGTCATACTAACCCCAATGAGTGCATCTTTTTCAGTGGTCCTACGCCAAATATCACGAAGATAATGAAAATCAGTATAGCTGGCTTGTAACGTCCCGATGAAGGCCGCGGCAATGACGCGTTCATTAAGGTCTTGTTGTGATTGCACATTAGATACGTTAACTTCTGTAAGGTTGCAAAATTGATATGGACGTAGACCTATTTCACAACAAGGATTGGTCCCCCAATCCTTGTCATTTGAAAAATAAAACCCAGGCTCGCCGGCGCCGGAGGCCTTAACTCTGTCCCATAAATTCATAAAATATTCTTTATCAATCTTATGCCTCAAGAGAACTACGGAATTATTAGCGCGGCCTCGTTGAGGATTGGTCTCCCACCAGTTGCCGGTCTTAGCGGCTATCATATCCTCATCATCGGCTGAAAAGAGTGAAATGAGAGCAGCCCTACGGATACCACCTGCCAGTACAGCGTCAGCTATATGGCAGATCATATCGTGTGCTTCGATTGGCGTTAGTTTATCTCCGTTTTCCTTCTGCGAGAGCATTCCCTCTAGTTTGACCAAACATTCTCGAAGAGGTTGTGGTCCAGGGGCCTTGCCTCCAGAAGTAATGAGAGCAGCACCTTTCGGGCGAATATCTGAATAGTCAAATCTTAGGCGTGAACCTCCATTAAAATAAGAACGTACCAATGCCTTTACTGCGTCCGCCCAGCCCTCGATGGAATCGTTAACAAGAAAACGGCGAGTGCGATTCATATTAGGTCGTGTAATCTCAGGAAGCTTTTCAACGTGGTGCTTTTGTACCGAGTACCCCACTCCTGTTCCGCCCAGGAGTAAGAACATAGACTCCCCAAAACAGCGCCAATCATCTGCTGGCATAAACGCGCAATTGAATATTCTATTTGGAGCGACTTCAATTGGCTTACCCCCAAATTGCATAGACCTCATCGAGGGGAGCACCTTCTTATCATAAACCATCTTATAAGCTTTACGAATTTGCAGTTCAAGCTCGGGGAACTTCTTTATATGCATGTTCATGTTTCGAGTTACCAACTCTCTCCAAGTTTCGCGCCTCTTTTTTTCAGGTATATACCTGGCATATTTCATGTGCACCGTGATTTCTGATAAGATTTGATTTGATAATTCCATTTATTTTTTTCCTCCTTCTCTTTTGAAAACCGCATACTTCTCTTTTAGGTTCTGTAACCTCTCCGCAGAAGATTTTTGGATAATATCATTAGCAGTTTCGCCCGTTTTGGGTAAAACTTTTATTTTAACGTTACTGGTATCCATGAATATTGGATATACCAGTCCATCGGGCCCGTTTCTGTTTTTTGCAACAAAAATACGACCTTGGTTTGTGTTTTTATCCTCAACAGTTCTAGAGACTGTAAAGATAAAATCTGCTACAAAACACTTGTTAAACGCCTCGGAGATAGACTCCATTGTGATCACTTCTGCGTTCAACCCGGACCGGTTGGTTTGTGATGCTGTCCAGAGTGGACACTCGCAAATTTGAGCTATTCCTCTAAGCTCTTCGTAAATAGTTTCTAATTGGTGTCTTTTCTCATCTTTTCTGCTATTTTCTGGTCGAATTAGGTCTCCGTAGTCTACGATGATCAGGTCTGGGATGAAATTACGCCTTTTTAGCTTGTCTACATGGTTTTTAATTGTCTGTATGTTGGCGCTTCGTGTAGGATATTCTTTTACTATCAGTTTGCCCTCAATATCCTTAATTTCGTCATATATCTTTTCTTTAAAGATTGTTAAATTTTTAAGCTCCACGCCAGTAATAGCAGAGTCATAACGATTTGCGACGACAGTGTCAGCAAGCTCCAGAGTGTAATGGAGGACATTTTTACCACTCTTAAGTGCTTGAGCGCCCAGATGGACCAAAACCATAGACTTACCTGCCCCAGTAGGAGCAACCACGACACCCAATTCACCTTTACCTAAACCTCCCTTTGAAATATCATCTATATCTTTCCAGCCCGTAGTTACAGGGTCTCTGGCTTTTTTAGTGAAACGTGCTTCGAAATCTGCCAAGTAATCATACCCAAGAGTATTATCAGATCCCAACTTAAGAGCATTATCGATGACTTTTGATACTTCGTCAAACGATGACGACTTTATTAAATCAACCGACTTAATTAGTGCTTCTTTGAGTTTTTGTTTTTTGCAAAAATCAAGTGCTGTATCTTTGATAAAATCGGCGCTATCCGGCACTTGTCCGTTCGCGAGCACTCTCGCATAATATTCTCGTATTCTGACCTTAACTGATTCTGCTTCCCCATCCAAACCTGTTCGTATGATGGACAGCATAATGTTAGATGTAGGGTGGACTCCGTATTTTTTACGATACTCACTAACCTTTCCAATGAAAACTCTGAGGTGTTTTAACTCTAAAAAGTTTAAATCTAAAACTTCAAAGATTTGATCTGCGAAACCACGATCATTGAGTATTAAATGACACAAATCTTCTTGAAAGTTCTTACCAAATTTTGAGAAACTCTTCTCTTGTTCCATTAGTCTTCCTTTTATTTAGATTATAATATCATACTTTATTAAGAAAAGGAAGCAATAATATTGTTAAATCTCTGCTCCAAATCAGTTGTTGATACTGTGAGTACTCCGTCTTGGAGCATGAGCTTTCTTATTTCCGTCTGATTGTAATGAGGCTTATATTGTTCAAACGTATCATCAATTCCTTGTTTAGCCTGGATGGATAACATGGGGGAGGATAATTGCATAATATCATAATTGTTTTCTATTAATTCCTCATTGTCTAAAATATTTGTGTATACCTTCTGTTTGTTCTCGGTTTTTTCACATTCAGTGACAACGTCAGATAAATAGTATATTCTTTCCTCACTTAAAAAAGAAAATCGCTTCGCGACGGTTGAGATACCCACACGAGGAACACCCGGAAGGTTATCTGAAGAGTCTCCCACTATGGCCCGAGCTAATGCAAAGTTGAGCGGGTGAATTCCAAACTTCTCTACTATACTGTTTTTATTAAGATACTCTTTTTGAATAGGTCTATGTAAAATAGTCTTATCATCAAGAAGCTGGATAAAATCCTTATCCGCAGAGACAATAACTTTTTGCCACTCCGAAAACATGGAGCTATTCTTGACATATGAAATTACATCGTCCGCTTCGACGAGAGGTTCCATAAACTGAATAATTGGTGTCTGATTAAAGTATTCAATTACTCTCATCTGTTGCCAAACCTTATTGTCCAGGATGTCTTCTTCGCTCATCCCGACCTGAGACCAATTAGTTCTTGGTGGCTTGCGGCCGCCTTTGTAATCTTTATTCATTGAGCGTCGCTTTTTGCTGCCGCCTTTACCATCCCAAACCAAAACTAATAAATCTGGCTTCACCTCTCTAGTAAGTTTGTTCAGGATGTTGATAAACGTCCTCATACCACCGATAGGGGAGCCGTTTGGGTTCTTGCTAGGGTCTACTATATAACCACGGATAAACTGGTTATACGCGTCTACTATCATCATTCTTTTCATTATTTATCCTCTGGAAAATTTAGGAGAGCAAACTCTCCGTGAATCTGTTTTGCTTTTTTATCATACACCATGGCTGCTTCCTCAGGACTATCATAGGTTCCCAATCTAATTTGTCTTTTTTTTGTTGCCGGGGTTACGGGGTCCGCGATGTAAGCTGCAAAGCGATTACCAACTTTAGTAACGCCTTTGTATCCCGTTTGACTATCTGATCTAATTTTTTTATTACAACTATTTTGCGAATATGTACAAACTCGCAAGTTCTCTTTTCTATTATCCAACGCATTGCCATTTATATGATCCACTACCATACCTTTAGGCGGGTTCATTACAATCCTGTGTATGGAGATGCGACGGTTTCCATTTACCGCATAATATGAAGTGGCGCCTGGCGGCTTGTGAGCATACCATTTTGCCCGCGGGCCTATTGACTTTACTACTTTATCGTAATCTTCATCGTCGATTATGCACACTTTATCTGACTTTGTATTTTTGTTTTCCCATAATTCAATTGTTCTCATTAAATTCTCCAAATAAAAAGCCCGGCAAAGAGCCGGGCTTGTGTGGGTGACTATTCTGTCGGCGGGGCGTCATCCGCGTCGTAGAAGTCGTCTGCTTTGCCTTCTCTATTCTTGAACTTCATAATAACATCTTCTTCAATAATAGTCAAGACACTTTCTCTAAATTTTTCACTCTCAAGTTTAGTGACCCATTGCTTGCGCTGGAACTTTTCCTTCGACCCATCGTTGTGAATCAGTGTAAACCATGCACCAGACTGCTCAAGTCTTTCAGAAATTTGGATCGCATCAAACCAGCTTTCTTCATCTTGAACACCAACTGAGTCGTCACCCCATAGGATTTTGAAGTTGCAGGTGCGGCCATGAGTACCGAAACGGGACTTCTCTAGCTTTACTTTAACTTCAGACCCAATGCGAAAGCCATTGTCGTCGACGATGAAGCTAGCTTTAGCTTTTCTTGCAGTGAGCCACACACGAAGGGAATAAGCATAAATCATAGCCTTTCCACCTGGAGTTGTATATGGTTCAGTCATGGCCTGTGCTGGTGTTCTTGCTCCTAGGTTAGTCTTCAGTTGATTGAGGACCAGAAAGGTAGCATCTGCATCAGCGATAGGGATAGTTAATTTAGACATTCCCTTAGCTAGGATTCTAGGCTTTACTGCCATCGAAGACTGAGGGTTGAAGTCCCCCTCAACATCTGAAATCGATGGAGTGAGTGCCAGAGAATCCCAAATGAAGAGCCACTTATTACCAGTAGCTAACAATTCTTCGATGGTTTCCAAAACAAACTCAACAGATGCTGCCTGAACATACATAAGCCTGTCCAAGTCGCATCCTGCGCGTTCCATAAAAGAAGGATCAATAGCAGACTCTGAATCGAAATAAACTACGTCAATACCCATCTTTTGAGCATTTCCAGCGATTTGTGCAGCTAAGAATGACTTGCCGGTTCCTGGTAAACCTGCAATTTCTGAGATCTTGCCGACGGGGATCCCTGCGGCGCGGCCTTTACAAATGATAGCATCAAGCCACCGTGAGCCAGTAGGTATCCACTCATTCACTTCTGTTGGATTACTGTCCTGAAGTGAATGAGCCACCTCTCTGCCTGCTTTCTTATTGATGATTCCTCGGATAGAGGCTATGTCTAGGGCGCCCTTCTTTAATTTGGTTACTTTGGATTTTGGCATTCTTTACCTACTGATTCAGGAGATCATTAAAAGCTGCCTCGACGCTACTTTCTTCACTTGTATGGGTTGAACCAAACTTCTCCATCTCTGGGCTTCCTGTTGAAGAGGCCATAAATTGATCCAGAATTGATTGTACCTCTTCTGTCGACTTTCTTTCAAAAAGATCTTCAAAGTTCGGGATAGTTTCTAGCAACTCCGCACAACGATCGTCGCCCCCGACAGCTTCATCACATAGAGCGGTCTTGCGCGGTCGTGGGCGGATATCTGTCCGTGGAAAGCTAGCTCCGGGCAACTTTCCATACATCAATTTGAGGTCGTTTCCAGTCTCAGGGTCGGTAATATCTCCGTAGTCAGGATCGAGTACAATTGTAAGGAGCTTTTCATAAGCCATCTTGCCATACCCCCAGACTCGGATTCCCTGATCTTCCTCCCCTCTTACAAGGACAGGTGAAAAGAAACGCTGTTTTGCAAACATCTCCTTTGCCTGCTTCTTACTTTCTTCTGTACCCTCATTCCAAAGCTGGTTTGCAAAATTGCATGCAGGGCAGTCGTCCCCAAAGTTTCGCTTGGGACAGAGAAAAGACTGTCCCCCAACACCGTAGTGGAAAAATTTTTCCTTAAAAGGGTCTCCGTCGGGAGTTGAAACAATACGAATATTGCTTTCTCCATCTTCAGGGCGCCAGAAATTTTTCTTTCCGTCTCCCTTTCCATTAAGTTTATCTAACTTCGCTTTCATTGCGTCTAAATTAAGTGCCATTTTATATTACCTCCTATGGTATGTTGTTTTTTTGCACGTTTGGCTATAGCAGGTC